CCTGCACTTTTATTCATCACATTAGGAGAATTTGTGCAGATTTTAACCGTCAACAATCGATCATATGACTTAGATCGTCTACCCGAAGAGATCGATGAAGATCTACGTTACGGAGTACTGGATTATTCAAATCCAAACGAAGTAGATTATATTTTTGTACCATTGGTGTTTTTAGAAAGTTTCAGTTGCCCAGCCGCAGTACTACGCATCGGCAAAACAGAAGTAAAGGTTCCGCTGGACTGGTCCCTGGTAATTGGAGAACCAGACCACGGAGAACCAGAAGTCATCAACGTGATGAGCATCAACGATCGTGGCTTCAGCACCTTTGTGTTTAATCCCATCAACGGATACAAACCTGAATGGCAGAAGGTTGAGGTGATTAACATTTACCAAGAAGTAAAATGGTACGTACCCAAGTTAAAGTTTGGGCACATCTTAGCAGTACCACTTGAAACAGGCAACGAACCAATGTGTGCTTTCTTTGTCAAAGAAACAAATAAGATCCCAGAAGTACTTGACTTGAACAAAATTTGGTTTTAAAATACAGTATGGCTACTAAAAAGAAAGCACCAGCAACAGCAAAATATCAACTGCCAATTGATCAAGTTATGGCAGCAGTGGATCTGCGCCGGGGCGATTATTACAGCAAGTTGGAACCCGATGAGCTAAAGTCATTGAGTACATATATGGCTCAGCGTTGGGGCAGTCAGGTTCAGGGCACACAGGACTTGCAAGAATACTACTTGACAACAGTAAATGATCTAAGTAACTTGGATTACATTTCTGTGGGCAGTGCGCACGATGAACTACGCTGGCGCACTCTTGCACTGTGCGGCATTGGGCAAAAGATGCGTCATGAGTTTATTCCGCCCAAAGGGGCCAAGAAGGATCGGCTAACTGCTTGGTTGATTGAGCAGTTCCCGTCACTTGGCGATGATGAAATTGAACTATTCCGAGAGCTTAACGGCAATGCAGTATTAGAAGACATTGCAGTTTCCAAAAACATGGGTAATAAAGATCTTAAGGATTTGTTTAAATAATGGTACAGGATTACCAATGTCGCTTCTGCGGAAAGGCATTTACACGTGAGCGTACTTTAAGTAGCCATATGTGTGAACGCAAACGTAGATGGATGAACAAGGACGAAACTGACAGTCGTATTGCTTTTAGCGTATGGTTGGACTTCATGAAATATGTAAGTCCAAATACAAAGAAAGAAAAGACAATTGACGACTTCATAAGGAGCGCAGACTATATTGGGTTTGTAAAATTTGCTAACTACTTGATTGAGTTGCGACCTTTAGAAAGCGAGAAGTTTACTAACTGGCTTTTTAAAATGAGCGTTCGACTGAGTGATTGGACTAAACCAGGAACCTATCAACTGTATGTACAAGAAGCCGCAAAGAAGGAAACTTCAGAACGTGCTTTAGAAAGAACTATCCTGGCCATGGTGGAATGGGGTAGCAAAACAAACAACAGTTGGCAGGAATTCTTTGATAAAGTTGCACCTGCAACAGCAATGAATATGATTACAATGGGACGAATTAGCCCTTGGGTAATTTATTCAGCAGAAGCAGCACAACGATTATTAGATAGAATGGAACCCGGACAGATTGATACGATTGCCAAGCATGTGGACACTAAATGGTGGATAAGCAAAATAAAACAAAACGAAAAACAAGTGATGTGGATCAACACACTGATGGCGCAGGCGCTCGATACGCTAAGTTAGAAGAGCGACTTGAAATTTTGTTGTGTCGTTTAGATGAAATGACTCAAGAAGTTGTCTTGATCAAACAGCAACAAGCAGATATATTAGAATACGTTAAAATAACCGCCAAGAAAAAATAATGAACTTACCTGACGTAGACATTGACTTTGCTGATCGTGAACAAGTGTTAAAGTTGATCCCGCATGTGCCAGCCATGCAACGCATGCCCAATGGCAATCGGCAAAAGCATAAAACTGGTGTTTATTTCCATCCAGTTCCTGCAAATCCGTTTACAGGTTGGTGCGATGTTGACTACCAAACAGCAGAAGAGCTTGGATTCTTCAAAGTAGACTTGCTTAATGTAAGTTTATATCAGGGCGTAAAAAGCAAAGAGCACTTAGACCGCTTGGCCAACCAAGAACCACTGTGGGGTTTGTTACAAGACAACGACTTTGTAAATTTGTTGTTTCATTTAAACGGACACGGTGATGTATTAAAGAAAACCTGCCCTATTACAGTTGAACAATTGGCAGCAGTACTGGCAATGATTCGTCCGGCAAAGCGGTACTTGATTGGCAAGTCGTGGGCTACAGTTATGAATGAAGTTTGGAGCAAGCCTGAAAACGGCGAGTACTACTTTAAAAAGAGTCATGCCTGTTCCTACGCAGTTGCAGTAGTTGCACATATGAATCTAATCTGTGAGCAACTTGGATTTGATGTAGCCTAAGTCATCTTTCTAACAAGGCTAATTTGACGTCTTTTTGTACGTTTAGTAATGACATTGGTCAAGCTGGTTTGATGGCCGTATAGCACTTCAAAGTCTTTGGTGCTGTAAGTTTTAAGAGCGTATGTAAAACGGCGCATGGGCTCTTTGAGAACAATGTTAATAGGGATCATGCGATTTGAACCCCACCACCATTCTTCCCCTTGTTCAATGAATGCAACCTTATCCTCATCAGAATTTAATAGGTTGTAGACATACATAGTAACAACTACGTTGTCGCTGTTTTGAATTATTCCTACCAGTTCGTTTTCGCCGTAGCGCACCAGGCTCATAAAAGGGAAGCGTTCTAAAAATTCTTTAACTTTGGTATCCATCAGCTTTACTTAGCATCGCAGAAATCTCAGGGCTATTCGCTAAATAACAGCATGGCAACATTAAACTCAAGTATTCCAACTGCAACATTAAACTATTCTGGCGCCGGTACTGGCCCCAGTGCTACACGGCATGCTCCCAGCTACACCGACCAGCGCATAGTATGGTTTAAAGGGGTAGATAATCTATTAGACATCACGATCACTGGCACAGATCGCCGCCCTGTTAGTTTGCTACGCCGCGAGTTAACTGTGACAATGTGGGATAGAACCACTGGTACTACAATTTTTAGACGCCGTGCCCTGGCCACAGTAGCAGAAAATGGTCAAGCACAACTGATAGTGTTTGCCCGTGATTTAATGACACTGCCAGTTGGCATTTATTCATTGGGTGCTACCTTTGTTGACAGCAACGGTTTGGAAACAGCACTAACTTGGAACCGTGCGCAAGCAGGCGCATTTGATGTTGAAGTAAAAGATGCAGTAGTACCAACCAGCCGAGCAACACATGAAGTTGATACATGGACCAATGTTGGTGGCTTGTTGGTATCGAGTGCGTTTGATGGCCCGCAGTTCTATAGAAAAGATACCAGCTTGTTCACTGTAGCACTATACGGTAGCAATTGGACTGGGCGAGTTTATGTACAAGGTACATTGGATGAAACTGTCACTGGTGCAACATTATGGGGCAACCTGAAGCCTCAAGACTATGACACTCATATTCTGGCCTTAAACGGTTACACTGGTATCGACCCATACAACTACTACGCTGGTGTGCGTTGGCTTCGTATTGTAAAAGAAGACGGGGTTTCAAACGCCGGCACCCTCGACAAAGTATCAATCCGAGTGTAATCAATTTGACTTTGCTTATTCAGTAGTGTATAATACATTACATGAGCATAGTTGAATCTACATTACAAGCCCACCTACCTGCGTTAAAGCGCAACACCAACGGCTGGTTAACTATGAACTGTCCGTTGTGCGTCCAAAATGGACAGCCTCGTCCGGACACCAAACATCGCGGCGGCATCAAGTTTGAGCAAGATCGTGTGGGATACCATTGCTTCAACTGCGGATACACCACAGGCTGGCGCCCGGGACAACGTCTAGGTATCAAGCTGATCAAGTTCATGCGAGCCATTGGCATTGACGAAGGCGAGATCCAGCGTTTAAAGATTCAACTATGGGACCAAGTAGTTGAAGACGAAGACACCATCCACGAGCCATTTAAAAAGCCCGACTGGCCCGAGATTGAGTTCCCGTGGGAAATACAAGACATCACATTAGAAGCAGCCGAGTACTTGGATAGTCGTGGTGTACTTGAACTATCAGATTGGCTTACCAGTCCCAGTAGCATTCAAGGCATGAACAATCGTGTTATCCTGCCATTATTTGATAATGGCAAATTAGTGGGATACAATGCACGTTGGATTGGTGATGCCCCTAAGGGCGTAGCCAAAATCATTGCCAGCCGTCCGGCAAGTTTTGTTTTTAACTTGGATCGTCAAAGTCAAACAAGAAAATACACCTTGGTACTTGAAGGCGAATACGATGCATTAAGTCTAGATGGTGTTGCTATTATGACCAACAGCATCAGCCCTGAGCAGGCAAAGATCATCGAAGACATTGACAACGAACCAGTTGTATTACCTGACAGAGATCGTGCAGGATTACAGCTAGCAATGCAAGCAGCTGAGCTAGGTTGGAGTGTTAGTTTCCCAGACTGGCCAGAAGGTGTCAAAGATGCCAATCAAGCAGTACAGCATTTTGGGAGAGTCGCTACACTGCAAAGTGTAATATCGGCAATTGAGACTTCCCAGCTGAAGATTAAATTAATAGCACGCCGCTGGTGTGCGTAAAGGAAAACTATAATAATGGCAGATGATGTAAAAGAATATGGCTATGAGCTACAAAAATTATTTTTGGACTTCCTGGTCAGTAACAGGGATTTGGCAGCGCGTTGTCAGAATGTGTTGGATCCTGAACACTTTGATCGCAGATTGCGTAGTGCAGCAGAGTTTATCAAGACGTATGTAAATGAGCATGGCAATATCCCAGACGTTACGCAAGTTAAGGCAACAACAAACACAGAGCTTTCGCATTTAGAAACTCAAGCAATTGAACACAGCTCATGGTTCCTAACTGAGTTTGAAGGCTTTGCGCGACACAAAGCACTGGAAAAGGCCATCCTTCAAAGTGCAGACATGCTAGACAAAAGTCAGTATGGTGCAGTTGAAAAGCTGATCAAAGATGCTGTTCAAGTTGGCTTGCCAAAGACATTTGGTACAGACTACTTTGCAGATCCGCAAGCTCGATTAACAGCACTCAAAGACAATAATGGTCAGTTGACAACAGGCTGGAAAGCTCTCGACGATAAACTGTATGGTGGCTTCAACAGAGGTGAACTAAACATCTTTGCAGGTGCGTCAGGTGCAGGTAAGAGTTTGTTCTTACAAAACTTAGGCTTGAACTGGGCAATGGCAGGACTGAATACAGTTTACTTCAGTCTTGAATTGAGCGAAGGTTTGTGTGCTATGCGTATGGATGCTATGCTGTCTGACACACCTACTCGCGAAGTGTTCAAGAAACTAGAAGACGTTGATCTCAAAGTTCGAATGGCAGGTAAGAAAGCTGGCGTGCTGCAAATTGTGCAGTTGACAAACGGTATTACTGCTAACGATATCTTATCTTGGGTACGTGAGTTTCAAACACAGCGCAAGATCAAAGTTGATGCTATCTTGGTTGACTACTTGGACTTGATGATGCCAGCAAGTCAAAAGATTAGTGTTAGCGATATGTTTGTTAAGGACAAGTTGGTAGCAGAAGAATTGCGTAACTTGGTTGTTAGTGAACAGCTATTGTTAGCAACAGCATCGCAGTTAAACCGTAGTGCTGTTGAAAGTGTAGAGTTTGACCACTCAATGATTGCTGGTG